CGGCCGGCGCGGCGAAGCCGATTGATTCCATTCATTCCGGAGGGACGCGATTATGAGCAGCATCATTCTCCAGCCAAAAGTGGCGGTGAGCATCGTCCCGGCCACGGTAGCCGTCGAAAACACCCCGCAGCGCATTCTCTTCGTCGGCCAGAAGGTCACCGCCGGCAGCGCGGTCGCCGGCGCGCTGGTCGAAAATATCGGCAATGACAATTCCGAGGATACGCTCTTCGGCTCGCATTCGATGCTGGCCGGGATGATCCGGGCCGCGAAGGCGCTCAATCAGATGACCCGCATGGATGCGATCCCGCTCGATGATGCCGGGGGCGGCACCGCCGCGACCGGCAGCATCGCGGTGAGCGGCACGCCGACCGCCGCCGGCGAGCTTAAAGTTCGGATCGGCTCCGAGCTCAATCATGAATACAGCATCGCGGTGACGACGGCGAGCACGCCGACGACCATTGGCGATGCGATCGCGGCGGCGATCACCGCCGATGGCGATTGCCCGGTCTCGGCCGCGAATGTCACCGGCACCGTGACCTTCACAGCGCTCAATAAGGGCACCCTCGGCAATCAGATCGGCATCGAGGTCGTCGGCGCGGTCGCCGGCATCGCCACGGCGGTGACCGGCATGGCAAGCGGCGCGACCGATCCGACATTGACGACGGTCTTCGATGTCGTCGGCAGCGCCCGCTATCAGACGATCGTCTGGCCCTATTCCCAGGCGACGACCGTGCTGCGCGGATTCCTGGACGCGCGATTCAATGACGCGAATCGGGTGCTGGACGGCGTCGGCATCACCGCCTATCACGATTCGCTCGCGAATCATCTGTCGGTGCTCAATGCGCTCAATAGCCAAAGCCTGGTCTTCCTGACGGATAAGGCCGAAAGCGAGACGCTCTACAAGGGCGGGGCGGTCTTCGAGCTCGAGCCGGTCAAGGCCGCGCAATTCGCCGCGATCCGCGCGCTGCGGCTGACCGATGGGGCGGCGATCGCGCATTTTGTGATCACGACCAATGGCCCGCTCGACTCCTTCGGCGGCCCGGCGCTCGCAAGCAAGCCGTATTTCAATACCGCCTTTCCCGATCTGCCGCTGGTCGCGACCCAGCGCGGCTGGAACAATACCGAGATCGAGCAGCTGCATGATGCCGGCGGGGCGGTGCTCGGCATCAATAGCGCCGGCAATGCCGCGCTGGTGGGCGAGGTGCCGACGACCTACAAGACCGACACCGCCGGGAATCCGGATGTCTCGTTCAAGTATCTCAACTACGTCGACACCGCCAGCAATGCGCGCGAGTATTTTTACAACAATCTGAAATCGCGCTTCGCGCAGAGCCGCCTGACCGCCGGCGATGTGATCAAGGGCCGCGATATGGCGAATGATCTGACCATCGCCAATTATTGCGAGAAGCTCTATCAGGATCTCTCAGGCCCAGCCTATGTGCTGCTGCAGGCCGGCGAGGCGGCGGTGAAATTTTTCAAGGACAATCTCTCGGTCGTGCTCGATCTCGCGGCCGGCCGCGCGACGGTGCAGATGACGGTCCCGATCGTGACGCAACTGCGCGAGATCCTGGCGACCATGAAGATCGCCTTTTCGACCGAGGGCTAGCGCCAGCAATCCGAGGAGATACGAGCCATGTCCGAACAGCTGAGCAGTCCGCAGGTTCTGGTCAATAACGATGTCGTGGCGATCATTCCGAACACGCTCACCTTTACCGAGGGCCTCGGCGAGCAGGCGATCCGCGCCGCCTCGAGCGGCGGCTCCCAGACCGAGCAGGTCTATTCGGACAATGTCGAAATGCGCTATTCGACCATCAAATTCGAATTGCCGCCGACCATCGAGAATATCGGCAAGGCCCGGGAATGGAAGGCCAACAAGAATCAGAATCTGCTGCAGATCGCCGGGCGCACCGCCGATGGGACGCTGACGCGGACATTTTCGCAGGCGGCGCTGCTGACCGATTATGAGATTCCGCTGACGAACGACGGCAATATCACGATGGAATGGCGGGCGAATCCGGCGGTCTAGGTGCTGATCGAGATCGCGGTCCCGACCGGATCGCTGGCCGCGCTCTTCGCCGATGGCCCGCCGGCCGGGCCCGCCGCGAGCCGGCTGGTCGGCATCTATATCCGCGAGAATATTTCCGCCCTGATCTTCAGGGCCATTGACCCGGAGGCAATGCCCATGAGCGAATTTCAATTCGAGATCGGCCAGGCGGTGCGCATCGAGGAGGATGGCATCGATGGATTGATCGTATCCCGCGAGATCGAGAACCAGGAGGCCCGGTATCTCATCGCCTTCACCGACGATCAGGGCGCGGAGCAGGACAAATGGTGCAGCGAGGATATGCTGACCAAGGCCGCGGAATGAATGCCGAGCCGGTCGACGGCGAATTCATCTATCGGCTGCAGCGCAAGCTCCCCTATGCCAAGGGCGGGCAGATGATCGAGGGCGAATTCATCGCGTGCACCGCCCCGAGCTCGCGCAATATGGCCGAATGCGCATTCCTCAAGCAGGCATTTTTCCGGGCGCTGCCGAAGGGCGAGGGCGGCGAGGCCTCGGCCAGCGAAGCCGAGATCACCGGCGCGGGCATCATGATGCTGATCACGATCTCGCCGGATGTCGAGCTGGCGCAGGTTTTGATCACCGCCCGAGAGCTATTGAGCTCAGGGGTGGCAATGGTCGATGGCGAGCAGAAGCTCACCAAGCCGCTGATCGATGCCATGGGGCCCGATGATCTGGAGGGCCTCGCCGGCGATTATCTCGCAAATTTTATCCTTGCTTCGGCGTTGCGGAGAGCGAAGCCGAGCTGATCGAGAAGATCGCGGGGCTCGTGGCCTTTTATGAGGGCGGCCTGGCCTATGATGTCGCGCGATCGCTGCCGATCCCGGAATTGCTGATCCTCGACAAGGCCGCGCGCCGGATCGCCGAGGCGAGGAAAAAGGCGATGACCGGCGCATTGCGGAGGTAAATCGTGGCGAATAAGGTCACATTCATTTTCCTGGCGAAGGATGCCTACAGCGCCGTGGCCCGGCAGGTCTCGGCGGCGACCGATGCGGTGAAAACCAAAATGGCCGGGGCGGCGGCGGCGGCCGGGGCGACCGGCTCGAGGATCCTGGCCATGGGCGAAACCATGCGGAAATCCGGGGCGGATATCCGCAAGCTCGGCCGCGATCTTTCCATCTATGTCTCAGCGCCGGCGGCGCTGCTTGCGGCCACCTCCATCCGATCCTATGACCAGCAGGCAGTCGCGTTGGCGAAGGTCGAAAGCGCGGTGCGATCGACCGGCGGGGCGGCGAAGCTCAGCGTGCAGGAGCTCACCGCCGAGGCCGATAAATTGCAGGCCTCGACCATCTTCGGAGACGAGGCGATTTTGAATGATGTCACTACCACGCTGCTCGGATTTGGGAAGATCGCTGGCGAGACCTTCAAGCGGGCGCAAAAGGCCGCGGCCGATATGGCCACGCGCACGGGCGGGGATTTGCGCTCGGCATCGCTGGCCCTGGGCAAGGCGCTGGATGATCCGCTGACCGGCCTGGATGGGCTGCGGCGGGCGGGGATCACCTTCACCAAGGACGAAAAGGATCTGATCCAATCCCTGGCGCAGGCCAATATGACCGCCCAGGCGCAGGCGCTTATCCTCAAAAAAGTCGAGACCGGCGTCGGCGGCATGGCCGAGGCGGCGGCCAAGGCCGGCTTGGGGCCGCTGCGGCAGCTCGGCAATGCCTTCGACGATGTGCGCGAGGAAATCGGCAAGGCGCTGCTGGATGCATTCAATCCGCTGATCGGATCGGTCAAGGATCTGGCAGTCTGGCTGAAAGGCCTTTCGCCGGCGACCATGAAGGTGATCGCGGTAGGCGTCCTGCTGGCCACAATCCTCGGGCCATTGATCATCGGGATCGGCGCGATCGTGTCGCTGGTGCCAGCAATCGTCGCCGGATTCGGCGCCATCGGCGCGGCGGTCGCCTTCGCCACCGGCCCGATCGGGCTTGCGATCATCGCGATCGCGGCGCTGATCGGCGGCCTGATTTATCTCTATAACCATTTCGAGCCGGTGCGCGATATCGTCGGCGTGCTGACCATGGTCTTCGCGGGCTGGTGGGAGATCATCAAGCTGGTATTCGGCGGCATCAAATTGATCGCGACCCCGGTGATCATCGGCCTGACCGATGCCTTCCGGGATCTTTCCGATTTCCTGGCGGGGACCGTCGAATTTCTGAGCCGCTTCTATGACATCGTCGTCCAGATCGCGGGCGTAATGAAGGGCGCGATCACCACCGCGATTGAGGATACCGCCGCTTATGCCGAGCTCGGCGGAAATATCAGCTATCAGAGCGCATCGATGACCGACATCAACGTCAATCTGCGGGCCCCGAAGGGCGCGATCGAATCGGTGAAAACGCGCAGCGCCGGGAATGCCCAGAATCTGAATGTCGGCGTCAATATGATGGGCGCCGAATACGGCCTGCTATGAATCTCGATGATGTCCTCGCCGGAAAATATCGGGACGTGCCGTTCCTGATGACCGGCGGGCAGGTCGCCGGCGGCAATAAAAACGTCATCCATTCCTATCCGAATTCCTCGCGCCAGAAAGTAGAAAATCTAGGCCAGACCCCGCGCAGCTTTCCGGTGACGATCCTGCTCGGCTCGGCCGATTATGCCGCGCGCCGCGATGCCATCCTGGCGGCGCTCGAGAATCCGGCGCCGGCGACCCTCCTGCATCCCTTCCACGGCCGGATCGAGAATGTGGTCGCAGGGCCCTATACCCTTGCCGAGGATTTCACCGCGCTTGGATCCGGGACCATTCAGGTCACATTCTTCATCGACAATGGCCCCGGCGTGCCGGTGCCGGCCGGCATCACCGCGAGCAGCGTGGCCAAGGCGAATAACGCCGTGAGCGGCGCGCTGCAAAGCAATTTCGGCAGCGCCTATCATGTGACGCCCGGCTTTCTCGGGAGCTTCGAGGCGGCCACCGCCTCGGTGCAAGATGCCGCGCTCGCATTCAAGAAATCCCAGGCCCCGATCGATCAGGCGAGCGAATATCTGGCGGCCGCCGAGGCGCTGGCCTTTGAATCGGCGGCGCTGATCACCGCGCCGATCAATCTGGCGCTGCGCATCACGGATATGTTTGAGCGGGCGACGACCCTGTTCGATGATCCGCGCAATGCGCTCATTCATTTTCGCGGCTATTTCGGCTTCGGGAACGAGACGACCGCCAAGATCCCGGTAACCGCCGCGCAGATCGAGGCGGCCGATAATAAGGCGCTCTTCGATAATGCCATGCAAGCCCAGGCGCTCGGCTATTCCTATGCGGCCGTCGTCCAGATCGAATTCGAGACGGTCGATGATGTCGATCAGGCGACCGCCGATCTCGAGCGGCAATATCAAGCGGTGATCGATGGGCCGGGCATGGATACCGATAGCCGCGAGCTCTTGGCTGATCTGCGCCAGCAAGCGCTGGTGCTG